ATGAGTAGCTTTCGAGATTTAGTTAAGAAATTACAGGATGACTCCCGCACTACGGTTGATCTAATTGCCTTCAAAAAAGACAGGACTAACCAGACATCAGAAAGCCGGTATTTCGTTAAACACTCAGCGAAAACCATTTTAGAGCAAGAAATGGTTATTCACGGCAACACCTTCGGCTACAAGGCTGAAGCGATAATTACCGAATTCCCTTACTTGGAAACTGAGAAGGCCGCTGCGCTAAAGCTGGCTGATTGGCTAAAGAGAATGGCGCTGGCAATTGAGGCCCACTACAGCGAACCGGAGGAGGAAGCCGATGATAACCAAGCTACCGAGCCATCGTAACTGCAAAGTATGCAAAACGAGGTTCAAGCCTGAAAAGATTTATCAGTGGTGGTGCGATGAGGAACACAAAGAGGAATACATAAAGCAGCTAGCACAAAATGCCCACCAGGATGCACTAAAGAAAGCAGAGCAACGAAGGCGGGAGAAAGAGAAGAAGGAAAGGATAGCGTTAAAAGTTAGGAAGATTAACGCCAAGCCAAAAGCATATTGGACTAAGCAAGCACAGCAAGCCGTCAACGCCTTTGTAAGAGCACGAGATTCAAACCTACCCTGCGTATCATGTGGCACCCATTCAGCAGCACAGTGGGACGCCGGGCACTACAGAACAACCGCAGCAGCACCTCAATTCAGATTCGACCCCCGACAAATACACAAACAATGTTCAGTCTGCAATCAGCACAAGAGCGGGAATATCGTTCCGTACCGCGTCGAGCTGATTAAGCGCATTGGCATTGAGACAGTGGAGGCTATCGAGAATAACCACGAACGCCGCAGCTACACCGTTGAAGAGTTAAAGGGCATTCGTGATTACTACCGTCTGGAATTGAAGCGGCTAAAAGAAACTCAGGAGGCAGCGTGAAACGAAACAATAACTTTGCATCATTGGTTTATGTGGCAAGAGAGGCCGACTTGAGGCGCATATGGAGCAAGGGGTGGAAAACTATCACACCAAGCCAGCGTGTATGGACTCGCTACCTGTTGAGTTTGTGGGGATCGAAAAACTGCGGTGATGATTCTCCCGGTGGATCATGCGTAAACGTAATTGGCAGGCTAATGGTTCGTGATAACTGGAGCGAAACCCAAGGGAATAGAATTATTGAAGTGGTTAACAATCTGCATAAGCAGGGCTATCGAGGTCAGGAATTATTCATCAAATCAAGAGAGATAGTTATTCCCTCATCTTCAACAAGCAACACCATCGCTCTCGCCAAAGAATCAGATGATGCCGCGTTTGTTGAAGCTGTAATGACTAAATCAATTAAGCGCGATAGTCCGATCCGCGATGTGGCAATTAAACGATATTGTGAGCGCAAATGCTCGCAAGATATTGCCCGCGAACTGGTTAGACTGACCGGCTGTGATATCCAGCTAGCAAGGAAGAGGGTTGTGTGGTGTGAAAACATACTTGAGGCAACAATGTTTTATGCTATCAAGCGTGAAATGGAGGTCGAATTTCTACAGAATGCAGCATAATTGAAAATAATTTCTAAATATCTTGATTTTCGAGAAATGGAAGTGTACATTTTTAGTTAAGCTCGGACGTCAAAGGCGAAGAGCGGTGATGTAGTTGAGTCACCAATAAAACATTCAAGGCCCAGCCCTAACCGGTTGGGCTTTTTGCGTTTAACCATGTCGAGCACTTCCTCGGTATGGTCTCTATCTTAGGGCTGCGCTATTGCGTGGCCTTTTTGCATTTAGCCCGCCGCCAGCGCCAATCACCCTCAAACAAACTCCGTGTCTGAATGGATCACGGCGGCAGGGCTATTCCCTACACAACAGCATACGAACCCGACATTCGCCGGGATTAATTTCCCCAATGGGGAGGCAGGATATGAAAATGCACAACTCCCCAGATGTATGGACGCTGATAGCTGCATGGGTTGCAGAGCACAGAGGTGAATTACTAAGTGCGTTGGTTGCTGCAATTATGGCTTTACTGCGCGGATGGTACGCGGGTGGTGGGCGAACTCAACGAATGCTTGATGCAGCGATGTGCTCAATCATCGCCTGGTTCCTAAAAGACATCTTTGTATTGCTCAGTATCGACCAAGGCTGGGCAATGGTGTCGAGTGTCTTTATTGGTTACCTCGGCACTGACTATATCGGTTCGGTGCTTAAGCGTATCGTTGGCAACAAGACAGGGGCAGGCAATGCAAACCAATAAATTTAGCCAGCGCAGTGAAAATAACTTAAAAGGCGTTAACCCGGCATTGGTGAAAGTCGTTCGCCGTGCGCTGGAGTTATCGCCTGTTGATTTCGGTGTAACTGAGGGGCTTCGAACTGTTGAGCGACAAAAAGAGCTGGTAGCCAAGGGTGCCAGCCAGACGATGAATAGCCGACATATTACCGGTCACGCTATCGACGTGTTTGCTTACCCAACTGCAACCGGGTCGTGGGAATGGAAATACTATGAGCAGATAGCGACAGCATTCAAGCTGGCAGCCAAAGACGTTGGCGTTCCTATCGAGTGGGGCGGTGACTGGAAGACACTAAAAGACGGGCCTCACTTCCAGCTTCCACACAAAGAATATCCGGCATGAACCGCGTAACGGCAATGCTCATCGCTGTGCTGACGATATTCCTGCTATTCGGCGTGACTTATTACCAGGGTAGGGTAACCACTCTTCAGCGTGACGTCGCAGAAATAACCGCAGTAGCTAATCAGCAGAAGAAAGACCTTCAGCTCATCGAAACCCAGCGCCAAGCCGTAGCCGCTATTGATATCAAATACACCAAGGAGTTGGCAGATGCCAAATCTGAAAACGAGCGCCTTCGTGCTGATATCGCTTCTGGCACTAAGCGGTTGCAGCTCAACGCCACATGTACAAGTCCAGTGTCCAAAACCACCGGCCCCGCCAGCGTCCCTGATGATGCCAGCGCCAGACTTACTAACGCCGCTGAACGGGATTATATCAGTCTCAGAGAGCGAATCGGAATTGCAACCAGCCAAATAAACGGCTTACAGGCGTATATCACTAACGTGTGCCTGAAGTAACTCAACGGGATAAATCATGACTCATAAAACAGCAGAGCAAGCTATCACATTAGACCCGCCACGCGCAGAAATGGTTGGGTACATCAAGACGGCAATCGGAGAAGGGTATCAGCCTGAACATGAAGGCTCAGTAGCCGACCTGAATGTAATAGATAGTCTTGGTGATAACTCGCTAAACCGTGAATTTGGTAAGTGCTGGCAGTGGTACAACATGGGCGGCGGATTCCATGAAACTTTCGATAAAAATAAAACCCACGATCACGCTTGTGTTAACTGCTTTACCGATAAAGGCCCATGCCTTGGTGAGTGCAACATAACCGACAGCAATAAAAAGCTAGCGAGTTTCGAAGAAGCATCAAAACCGTTAATTAAGTGGCTGGCTGAAAACGTTCACCCACACCACACAGTAATCGTCACCAGTACTGGCGCTGAGTTAATGATGGGTGAGATGTCATTCCCCACTGAAGAATTCCTGAAAGACTAATTCCCCCGACAAGGAATAGATAGCTTCTCTCGATGGAGGTGATCGCCTGTTTCACTGGGCCTATCTTGGCGGCTCGGAAAGACGAGAAGTGGTGTAGCAACGCCGAGAGGGGTCGCAAAGCCGCGATAACCAACGGAGCAAATATGGCAAGACCGGATTGGGGAGCCATTCAAGAACAGTTCCTCGCCGATCACGCCAAAACAAACATTTCCCCTAAAGCATGGTGTGAGGCGAACGGATTAAATTACGCTACGGCGCGACGCTACATTAAATTGTCTGCGCAAGATAATGCGCAAAGTGCGCAAAAGAAAGTGCGCAATGCGCAGAGTGCGCAAGACACCCAAACCCACACAGCCACTAGCTCTGATATATCACGCACTAATAGCGGAGAGAGTGAAAGGCCGCAAGAAAGCGAAGGCATTTTAAAACCACAGCATGAGCAATTTGCGCAGAACATTGTGCAGGGCATGCCGATGAAAGATGCTGCAATCTGTGCTGGCTACTCCCCGACGCGAGCAGAATCTCAATCCTCAATTTTAATGAGGCGTCCAGATATACGTTCCCGCATTAAGGAGTTGCGCCAACAGGCAGCACTGCTTGTTACCTTTGATGCAAAAGATTTGGCCGACCTATCTTATAAGGCTGCGAAAGAAGCTAGGGCTGCGGGTAAATTCGGGCAGGTGGCACCCAATATTAAGAACGCCGCGCAATTGACCGGCCTCGACATGAGCACGAACAAGACTGAAGTGAATGTCGATCTCGCAGGGTTGAGTTATGGCAAGGTTTGCATTGTTACCCCTGCTACTTGCCCTCCTGATGTCTGGGCCTCTCACATGGAGAAACTCCGCGAGGGAAAACAGACAGCCCAGTCATAATTGACGGTGTTCTGTACGCCTTTAGTAGTGACTGGGCGACAGACGTGTTGTATGACGCTCCGATTGGCTCCGTTCGTTGGCGTTGGACTTTCGGCGGGCGTGGTGGTGGTAAATCGGTTGAGATTGCAAGGTCTCTGATCATTCATGGGGCTATAAGCTCGATGATTATCTTGTGTGCGCGTGAGTTCCAAAACTCAATCAGCGACTCCGTGTTAGCGCTGTTGGAGGCTGAAATATATGCGCTGGGCCTCAACCATTTTTACACTGTAAAAAACAATGAAATTACAGGGCTGAATGGTACCCGATTTACATTCAAAGGGCTGCGCAACAACATCAACAGTATTAAATCGATGCATGGCATCAAAATCTGTTGGGTGGAGGAAGCGCAGACGGTATCACAGGATTCTTGGGATATTCTCGGCCCTACCGTTCGAGCCAATAAATCCGAAGTATGGGTATCGTTTAACCCTCGGGAAGCGACGGACCCGACTTATGCACTGATGAAGCGACATGAATCTGATCCGCCAGATGGTGGTGTGATCATTCGCAACGTTAACTATTGTGATAATGCTTTCTTCCCCGATGTTCTCCAGCAAGAAATGATGTATTGCAAGCGCATTGATTTCGAAGCCTACGAACACATCTGGCTTGGACTCCCTCGAGCAATCAGTGAAGCGGTTATTTTCTCCGGTAAGTATCGGGTGGAGGCCTTTTCCGATGACTTATGGATGGATGCAGACCGTTTGTTCTTTGGTGCCGACTTTGGTTTTGCAAATGACCCATCCACGCTGGTGCGCTGCTTTATCCTCGGACGAAGGCTTTACATTGAATACGAGGCGTACGGTGTCGGTGTTGAGTTGGATGATCTGTGGAAGTTCTACTCTGGAAAAGAGGGGGCAACAGCAGAACAGCTAACACAGTGGAAATTTGGCGATGATAAGAAATACCTCGGCATCCCCGGCGCGCGTAAGTGGCCCATTCATGGCGATGGTAGCCGTCCTGAGACCATTAGTTACTTATCTCGGCAAGGCTTTGTTATTGACGCCGCATCAAAATGGCCTGGCAGTGTCGAGGATGGCATAACTTACCTAAAGGGCTTTGAAGAAATCATCATTCATGAGCGGTGTAAGCACATGGTTGATGAGGCGCGGCTCTACTCCTACAAAACTGACCGCCTAACGGGTGATGTGCTTCCTGTTGTAATGGATAAACACAACCACCTATGGGATGCGGTGCGCTACTCCCTTGATGGATATATTACCAGTGAAGGCGATCTGGGCGTCTGGGCAATGTTGGGGAAACAGCAGTAAATAGCCGCTTGACTACAAAAATAGGCTATGCATTTTCACCCCCTCTTTATGCATGTTTTATTCACCTCATTTTGGACCGTTATCCACACCAAATAGCCATAAATAACCCGTTGGTAGTGAACTGCTGGTGAGTGGTGTGCGCTCGGTGCGGGTAACGTCCATTATGTTAAAAAGCCCCCAAAAAACGACAATTATCTGTGAGGAAATATGGCCCGGAAGAATCGCCGTAACGGCGCGAGTAAGCCCGTTAGGACTACTGACGGGTACAATAATTTTACTGCAAAGATTGGCGCTCAAACGCAAAACATCCAGTCAGCGGGAACCTATATTCCTGGACTACTCACTCGCAATAGAGTGTTACTGGAATTTGCTTACCGGTCATCATTTCTGGTAGGGAACGCGGTCGATGCCATTGCCGATGATATGACCCGAAAGGGGATCAATATCAACTCAAAACTTCAGCCGGGACAGAAGGGGAAAGTTGAAGATTTTTGGGATTCAGCCGCTATTTGGGATGGGTTGAACGACACCATCAAATGGTCTCGGCTCTATGGCGGCGCGTTGTTGGTGGTAATGATTGATGGTCAGGACATGTCAACACTACTGAATATGGACACCATCACTAAAGATCAGTTTAAGGGCGTGATGTGTCTTGATCGCTGGATGGTCAAACCGACGTATGGCGATTTGGTAAAAGAGTATGGCCCCCACTTTGGAAAGCCACGGTTTTATAAAACAGTCACAACTCAGCAGGGAATACCCAACTGGAAGATTCATTACTCCCGCATCATTCGGATGGAGGGTGACACGCTGCCATTCCAGCAAGCCATAACAGAGAACGGCTGGGGGATGTCGGTTATTGAGCGTATCTTCGAACGCATTCAGGCGTTTGATACCGCGACCGCAGGCGCTACGCAGTTAATCCACAAGGCGCATCTGCGTACTTACAGCATTGAAGGCTTAAGGAAGGCGCTTGCGATTGGTGGTGACCTTGAGAAAGGGATAATGAAGCACATGGATATGATCCGCGAGTTTCAGACCATCGAAGGCATGACCATCATGGATGCTAGCGATAAATTTGAGACGCACAGTTATTCGTTTGCTGGTGTCGCTGATGTGATCCTTCGATTCGCAGAGCAAGTTTCTGGTGCAACGGGTATCCCATTGGTTCGCTTATTTGGTCAATCGCCATCGGGATTTAGCACTGGTGATGGTGATTTGGAAAACTACTACAGCCGTATTAACTCACTTCAGGAGCGACGGTTGCGGCGTCATATTCGCTGGTTACTTGATATCACCTGGCGTTCTCAATTTGGCGAGCCATTACCAGATGATTTCTCATTCGAGTTCAACAAACTATGGGAAATGTCAGATACCGACCGCGCAACCATGGCGAATAACGTTGCCAGCGCACTTGGTAGCCTTGTTGACCGTCAGATCATGCCGGTACATGTCGCCATGTCTGACCTACGCAACTTGTCTGATGTGATCGGTATCGGTGGTTCAATAACAGATGAGGACATCGAGAATGCGCAGAAAGAGTGGTCGGAGGATGAACCTGAAACCAGCGCTCCACCGGCGTTCGGAAATCCTCTACAACAAAAGCCTACTGGGGATAGTCAGCCAGATAAACCAGATAGTAACTGGCTCTTACGATGGTTCCCAGGCAAGCGCTGACACGGTTGCTTCTCATCTTATCGACTACTCTCAGGTTATTGATGATTGGGCCGCCCTGGCAGCCCAAAAGATGTTTTTGCAAGTTGAGCGTGAAGAGTGGCAGCAGTGGCGATCTGTATCGCAACAGATTTCCGAAGGTTTGCGCGATGTGGTGGGAAACACCCCCATAGGTCATGTGACACAGGATATTGTCTATCGGCAAATCCAGTTGATGAAATCACTCCCGCTGGAAGCTGCCGACCGGGTAAAAGATATTCAGGATCGCGCTATTCAGGCAATGATTAATGGCGAGCGGCCAGACGAACTGTACGAGATGATCATGCTGTCCGGTGATGTTGCTGCAAGCCGTGCGAGACTCATAGCACGCACCGAAATAGGCAGGGCCACAGGTGCGCTCACACAAGCCCGCGCTCTGGCTGTAGGGTCGGAGGGTTACTGGTGGCGCATTGAGGGGGCAGGGACAAGGAAGTCTCACCGAAAAATGAAAGATAAGTTTGTTCTCTGGGCTAATCCACCCACTCTTGACGGTATGACGGGGCATGCAGGGTGTTTGCCTAATTGTAAATGTCATCCAGAGGTGCAGGTGCCAGCGCCGAGAAAATGAGGAAAATACGGCTTACGGTATCGAATTTAATTCAACCCTCATTAGCTCGATTTGTTATCAAAATGTTATCACTGAAATCTCCCCATTTTTCGGTAATTAATACCAACTTTCGACCCTCTCATCACGCTAACTGAGTGAGAGGTGTTCCACCGGTGCGCTTAAGGGTCTTTATGTTAAAAAGTCACTAAATCAGCACAATTATCTTTTATCTGGATGGTCGCTTAGGCGGCTTTTTTTATGCCCGTAATTTAGCAGGTAACACATGAGATATTTCTACACTGCCAAACTGGGTGATACACGGTTTCTTCAGGCTGACGGCTCACTGTTATGCAAAGACGTAGCCATTGCGCGAACAGGCACACAAAGGTACCGACCGGAAGAGGTTGATCTTATTCCGGGGCCGGATGGTTCGGTTTTGGTGTATCGCACTGAAGATGAAGTGTTTGCGCCAGAGACGATAGCCAGCTTTGAAGGTGTCGCAGTAACACTGGGGCATCCAGAGGACGACGAGGGCAATATCGTTTTCGTTAACCCATCCAACTTCTCTGAACTGGCCCACGGACACATTCAGAACGTACGGCGAGGTACTGGTGATAAATCAGACCTGCTGCTGGCTGACGTGCTGATCAAGCGTCAGGAAGCCATTGATGCCGTTAATTCAGGGCTGACCGATGTCAGTTGTGGCTATGACGCGCTGTATGAACAAATCGCCCCTGGCAAGGGCAATCAATACCAAATCACAGGAAACCACCTGGCTGCTGGCATTCCACGCGGTCGGGCCGGTGTCCGTTGTGCTATCGGGGATTCAGCCCCAAACATCAAAAAGGAGAAGCCTGCAATGTCATGGCTTAAGAATCTGGCGAAAGCCATTAAAACCAAAGATGAAGCTGCGTTACAACAGCTTATCGACGAAGCGCCGGATATGCCTTCTGATGGCATGAATTCAATCCCCGGTCACACCATTAACATTAACGTACCGTCACAGGCTACAGCGCTACCCGCAACAGAACGCACCACTACGGACAACGCACTCGAACCCGAGAACAAAACGACTGATGAAGACGTTCCCGCATGGGCGCAGGCTTTAATTGCACGTATTGCTGCGCTGGAAGGGAAAACCACGGATTCAGAACCCGATCCTGACGTGTTAACGACTGATGAAGATAAGGAAGAGGACGCGAAAGTCACTGCTGATGCCGCCTATCGCCGAAATATCATCTCTGATGCTGAAATTATTTGTCCTGGTTTCAAACCAACCGGTGATAAAGGATTGAAACGTCAGGTACTGAACAACGCGATCCGCACGGGTGATAGCGCCTACTTGAAATCGTTTGGCATTCAGGATTACGCCAAGGTACCGAAAGCCACTGTAGATGCAGTTTTCAATGGTGCGGCAGCGTTGAATAAAGCCAAAAACCAAATCACTCCACAGTCACTTCACACGGTAGACGGTGCGGTTAATACAAAACACGCCTCTCCGGCAGAGTTGAATAAAATCTACGCTGCTCACTGGGCCAAAAACAAATAAGGTAATTACCATGTCTGGAAATGCTTATACATACCGGATGCCTATGGGCATTGCCGGGGCAGTCACTCGTCCTCGTGAATCAACCATCGAACCAGTAACGCTGAATAACCAAAAGATGTTTAACGACTATGGGCTGCCGGGTAAATACGTGGGAGACAAATTCGTCCCACTTGAAAGCGGCGACACCATTGATCTGGTGAAAGGTATTTTTGTTCGTCCTTTCCCAATCACCTCTCAGTCCGACCTTGCTTATCTAAAAGTTAACGCTAACCCGGTCGGGGACAACCTGAAACGTGGTTACATTTGCGTGAAGGTGACTGCTGGCAATGCCACTACTGCTAAAAAGGGCGCACCAATTTACGTTCGCGTCGCGGGTGGCACTACGCAAAGCCCTGTGGGTTCTTTTGTTCTTGTTCAGGATGCAACGGATACAAACACACCTCGGCTGGTAATGGCAGAGGCAATGGGCCCGGGCGATGCTGATGGTCGTCTTGAAATCGCCTTCAATATTTGAGGAATAATTAATGTTTACAATTGACCGAGCTACTATCGATTCATCCGGTGCGTTCCTGATTGGCGAACTGGAGCGCATGGATCAAACACTGAACATGCCACTGACCTCTGTGAAGTGGTCGCGTGACATGCCTTTACGCAGTGATATCTCTATCGCTGATGAAGTTTCATCTTTCACCAACACCGACTTTGCTAGCGTGGGTGGGCCAAATCCGACCGGTAAAAACTGGCTGGGGAAAAATTCAACCGCTATTCCGGGCATGAATCTTGACATCACCCCAACACGTAACAACTTGACCCCATGGGGGCAAGAGGTGAGTTGGACTGTTTTGGAACTCGCCTCAGCGCAACAGGTTGGGCGTCCAGTTGATACGCAGAAGTATGAAGGGATGCGCCTTAAATGGAACATGGACACTGATGAGCAGGTTTATATCGGTGATACAGAAATCGGTGTTCCGGGGTTGTTAAACCTTCCATCCATCGCTGCTATTTCTGCTGCTGCGCCTTGGACTGCAACGACCGATCCAGATGTGATTGTTCAGGATATTAATCTGGTACTTACTGACGGATGGGTGCGGTCTGGTTATGCGGTATGCCCGGGCAAGTTGGGTATGGCCCCGGCATTATTCGGACTACTGGCAAGTAAAAAGGTTTCTTCCGCAGGGAATATCTCTGTTCTTGAATACGTGAAAATCAACACCATCGCGTTCCAAGAAAACGGGGTTCCGCTGGAGATCGTCTCCATGAAATTTGCCAATGGACGTGGCGCTGGTGGTGCTAACCGTATTGTTGCGTACACACAAGACGAGAAATATATTCGTTTCCCAATGGTTCCACTGCTGAGCACCCCACTTGAGTATCGTGGTATGCAACAGCTTACTGTGTACTACGGCAAACTGGGGCAAGTTGAAACCCCATATTCGAACACCATCGCTTACCTGGATGTCCCAGCAGCTTGATTTGTGGCGGGGAAACCCGCCTTTCATGGAGTATTGAAATGAAATATATCGTATCGGGTCATTCGGTTCTTAACCTTGCTGATGGTTCTAATTACACATTAACCCCCGGCATCCACGATGGCTTTTCTGACGAGGTGAAAAAACACTGGGCATTTAGCGCCTATGCCAAACCGCTCGATGAATCCGACCTTGCTAAAGAGGTAGAAAACCTCGATCTGGTTGCGCGAGTCAAATTGCTTGACGACGAAATAACCAGTCTGAAAGCACAGGTGGCAGAAAAGGACGACGAAATAACCAGTCTGAAAGCACAGGTGTTAAGCCTAACCGCTGAATCAGCCAGTGAATCGACATCTGGCGAGACTGACGAGCAGCCAGCAGAAGCCGAGAAGGTATCCGCAAATGCCAAGAAACAGTCTACTTCCAACAAGTGATCAGTTCCGCGAAAGCTTCCCTGAGTTTACCGATACAACCCGTTACCCCAACACCTCAATAAACTTTTACCTCAGCATGGCTGATGACCTTCTGGATCAAGATAGGTTTGGGGATAAGTTTGTCTATCTGGCTGAGTTAATGACGGCGCATTACGTTGAATTACGAGGTAAGCGCACAGCATCAGCAGCACTGGGGGGCGTAAATACCTCCGGTGGTGGTGTGGCGACATCCAAGTCGGTTGATAAGGTCAGCGTCAGCTATGACGTCTCAGGCATCATTAATCCTGACGCCGGTTTTTGGAATAACACCGATTACGGCCGTGAGTTTTTCTGGTGGTGGTCGATGTTTGGTGCGGGTGGAAGGCAAATCCTATGAAAAGCGGGTTGAAGGTCAGAAAGGACAATGCCGAGTCTGTTTTGTCCTCTCTACGCGCCCTTTCAAAAATGGATGTGCTGGTGGGAATTCCAGAGGCCAATGCGACGCGCAAGGAAGGGGAAACCCTGAACAACGCAGAAATTGGCTATCTGCAATCCACTGGGGCCACGATACAGATTGGCGGTCAGACCGTCACACTAGAGCCTCGCCCGTTCTTGGATATGGGCATTGAAGATTCACAGGAGATCACTACCGGACACCTGAAAGCCGCCGCAGAGTTGGCACTTGAGGGTAAGCAGGATGCGGCCAAACGTGAATTGGAAAAGGCGGGGATGGTTGCCCGTGATGCGGCGAAAAAGGTGATCGGAGACGGTGACAGGCTGCATCCACTATCAGAGAAAACACTCGAAAATAGACGGGCGCAGGGTATCCCTGGTGAAAAGCCGCTTTACGCTCACGGGTTCCTTTTACGTTCAATCACCTATGTCGTAAGGAGTAAGTAATGCCATTTCTTGATGTGACAGAGGTGCTTCTTGATCCTGATTTCGTGGACACCACGCTGGTATGTCACCGGCAACTGCAAACGGTTGATGATGATGGGTTCACGACAAATACACCGCAGGACACACCTTTTAGCGGTGTTGTGACGGTTGACCGGTCACTGGAAGCCAAGCGCATGCAGGCGGGACAGAACATTAACGGGGCCATTCTCATTGTTACTCAGTTCCGGCTTACCCAAGGGCAACCAGGGCTTGATGCTGACGTGGTTACATACCGAGGCAGAAAATACCGAGTGACCTTTGTCGATCCCTATACCGCTTATGGTGCTGGGTTTGTCCAATCCCACTGCGAGTTGATGGACTTTGACGGAGGAACGCCGATTGAGTAACGACAGCACAACGGCGGGCTACCTGACACCAACAGGGCCACCGCCTCTCTACGATGAGGAACTGGAGCGGGAAATCAGTAGGTGGATCAGGGCGGTCTCTGGATTACCGGCCAAGATGGTTTTTCCCCGTATGACTGATCCACAAACACAGATACCCCAAAACGGAACCACCTGGTGTGGCTTTAGCATATTGGACTTTAATCAGGACGCTTACCCCGCCCTTATTGCGGGGGAGGAAAGCAGCCAGCAATGGGATCATGAAAGCCTAAATATTTTATGTTGTTTTTATGGTCCAGCCGGGCAGCAAACAGCTACACGCTTTCGTGCCGGGATATTCATCTCACAAAACAATGATGAACTAAAGCGCCTCGGCCTCACGCTCTGGCAATGCGGGAAAATGTATAACGTCCCCGAACTCATTAATAACCAGTGGGTACGGCGGTACGACATCACCGTAATCCTGCGCCGCAAAGTAATACGCGAGTACGGCATTAAATCGCTGACCTCCGCCCCCGTTAAATTCTTCGGAGAATAACCATGTCGCAGGGATTACCTGTTTCTAACATCGTCAATGTGACGGTGAATATGGCTGTGCGTGCTGCCATGGCGCGGAACTTTGGTTCCCTGCTGGTGGTTGGCCCGTCGCCTGTTATCGATGCTCACGAACGTCTGCGCAGCTATTCAAGCGCGACAGATATCGCATCTGACTTTGGTCTGGATGCGCCCGAGTATAAAGCCGCTAATTTGTATTATCAGCAATCCCCACAACCGATTGATTCCTATGTCGGCCGATGGGTGAAAGAGGATGCGGCCGGACTGTTGCGCGGGGCGATTTTGAACCCGACGCAGCAGCTTATGGCTAACTTTACCGCCGTGGTAGATGGTTCGATGAAAATCACGGTAGATGGCACGGCCAAGACAGTAACCGGTGTTAACTGGTCAGCGGAAACCAATCTGAACGGTGTTGCCGCGCGAGTGGCTGACAAGCTCACCACTGCAACCGTTATCTGGAATGGTTCTCGCTTCATCATCACATCCAAAACCACGGGTGCAGCATCGGCGGTTGGTTATGGTTCTGCCAATACCACCGGCACCGATATTTCTGTACTGATGGGATTGATTGAGAGCGCCGGTGCGCTGCCGGTTCAAGGTCTGGCGAGTGAAACTATTCAGGCATGCATTTATAAATTGGCTGACATGTCTACCCGCTGGTATGGGCTGGTTATTGCCGACCCATCATTAAGCGATACAGACGTGATCAGTATTGCCTCGTTTATCCAGAGTGATGACGTTTCGCGGGTTTACGGACATACCACGCAAGTAACGAAAGCTCTGGATGCGGATATTGATACGGATATCGCCAGCAAACTGAAAGCGGCTAAATATGCCCGCACCCTGGTGCAGTATTCCAGTGCCAGCCCGTATGCCGCAGCCTCTATCTTTGGTCGTGCGTTTACCGTGAACTTTAACGGCAATAACACCACCATCACGCTGAAATTTAAACAGCAGCCGGGCATTACCGCTGAATCACTTTCCCAGTCGCAAGCCAATGCGCTGAAAGCGAAGAATTGCAATGTGTTCGTCAATTACGACAACGACACGGCGATTATTCAGGAAGGCGTGATGTGCAATGGCGATTTCTTCGATGAGCGCCACGGCCTCGACTGGTTGCAGAACTACGTACAGAACAACCTCTACAATCTGCTATTTACCAGCACCACCAAAATCCCACAAACAGATCCAGGTGTGACTCGATTGCTGACCAATGTAGAGAAATCACTGGATCAGTCGGCCACTAACGGGCTGGTGGCTCCGGGTGTATGGGGTGGTGATAGTTTTGGTGTACTGGAAACCGGTGACACGCTGACCAAAGGCTTTTACGTGTACGCACCGCCAGTGGCATCACAGGCACAGGCTGACCGTGAAGGGCGTAAAGCGCCGGTGATGCAGTCCGCAATCAAGATGGCCGGCGCTGTTCATTACGCTGATGTCATTATCAATGTTAACCGCTAAGGAGCTGATGAATGTCTACTTATAGCTTTATGGACGTTACCGCCTCCATTACTGGTGTAGGCGGTTCATTCGATCTGGGTTATGGCGCCGCCGTCGCCGAAGAGGGTATCACGACCTCGATGATCGAGAATAAAAACACCATGACCATTGGTGCAGACGGTGAGGGTATGCACAGTCTGCACGCGGGGAAAGGTGGCACGGTGACGGTAAACCTGCTGAAAACCAGTCCGACCAATCGCAAATTGTCGGCCATGTATAACGCGCAATCTCAATCGAGTGCGACGTGGGGCAACAACATCATTCTTATCCGCAATACCGCCAGCGGTGACACGTTCGCGGCACGTGGTTGTGCATTCCAAAAGCAGCCGGATTTCAATAACGCCAAAGATGGCGCACTGGTGCCGTGGGTATTTGACTGCATCAAGGTTGACCAACTGCTGGGTACTTTTTAATAAGGAGTAATTAATGGAATTCACGATTAAAGGTATCGAGTACCGCTCTAAGAAACTCGACGTATTCGCGCAATTGAAAGTATCCCGTAAATTGCTGCCTTTGCTGGCGGGCATCCTCAAAGACCTGCGAAGCGGTACCGTGACGATTGAAACGGCGTTACCCAGTATCGCCCAGTCACTTTCGGATATCAGCGAAGAGGACTGCAACGCCATTATTCACCCCTGCTTGTCGATGGTGTCACGCAAGCACGGCAGCGCCTATAACCCGATTTTCACCAATAGCGCACTGATGTTTGATGACATTGATCTGATGGCAATGCTGCAAATTGTTGGTCGGGTGGTAGGCGACTCCATGGGAAATTTTTTGCGCGAACTCCAAGAGAGCGAAACGGTGGAGCCGCCAGCGGCTTAATGCTGGATACGTTGCCGGGTGGTGAGGATTTTATCTTGCGCCCGGTAAAGCATCAGCTCACGACCATGGGGGAAATCAAAAGCGGGAATATCGACTTACTCGATATCGCATTGTTGAATGATTACCTCGATCTGGAGGCTGAGAACCAGGCGAAAATAGACAAGTGGAGATCCGATAAATGAGCAACGCTGAAACCATTAAGGATTTCCTGGTCAGTCTTGGCTTTGAACTGGATGAGGCGGGGGAGAAGAAATTCTCCGCTGTGGTCGCTGGCGTCACGGCCAATGTGTTGAAGATGGGCGCAGTGGTCGAAGGGGCGGCGCTGGCCGTTGTTGGCTTTACGACCAAAATTGCCAGCGGGTTGGATAAGGTTTACTTCGCTTCTCAGCGTACTGGTGCATCGGTGGCGGGTATCAAGGCGCTGGGTTACGCCGCCTCGCAACTGGGTGTAGATGCTGCCTCTGCGCAAGGTTCACTGGAAAGCCTCGCCAGATTTATTCGCAACAGTCCGGGTGCTGAGGGTTTCCTTAATCGGCTTGGCATTCAGACTCGCAGCGCGAACGGCAGCATGCGCGACACATCAGCCATTTTTACCGGACTCAGTGCAAAACTGAGCAGCATGCCGTATTACCGTGCTAACCAATACGCGCAGATGCTGGGTATTGATGAAAATACGCTAATGGCAATGCGTAAGGGGCTGGGGCAGTTCAGTTCTGAGTATGCGCTAACCGCTAAAAAGATCGGCTTTAATGCTGAAGTTGCTGCCAAACAATCTAACCGCTTCATGACGTCCATGCGTGATCTCTCGATGACGCTCGGTCAGGCGCGAGACAAAATAGGTTCAAATCTGGCTGATGGGCTAGCGGGGGACATTGATTCTCTGCGCAAGCAACTTCTGGATAACTGGCCGAAGATTGAAGCAGTGTTGATGAAAGTTATTAAGGGCGTTCTATGGGCGGGGGATGCAGTTACGCGCGTATTATGGCGTACCGGTCAGGCGGTCGGTGATGTCATCAACTGGTTTAAAAAGCTAGACCCGATAACGCAACAACTCATTATGTTGTTTGGCGGTTTGCTGCTGGCATGGCGTTTACTCAACACTGCATTCCTGACATCGCCAGTGGGCATTGTGCTCTCGCTGGGTACGGCGATTTTTGCCCTGTATGACGACTATAAAACCTGGAAAGAGGGCGGTAATAGCCTGATTGATTGGGGGCAGTGGGAACAAGAAATAAACGCTGCGCTAAAAGGAATGGATGATCTAACTAAATCCATTAAAGGCGTTGGCCTTGAGATTGCCAGGCTACTCAACATTAATCTGAAAAACTGGACGCTAAAAGGTGACATCGAGAACCTGACGAAGCAATTCGGCGAGTTTGGCAAGATGTTATCGATGATCGGTGACCTGATTAATGCATTGAAAGAGGGTAACTGGAGTGAAGTAGGCAGGATAGGGAAGTTGTTATTAAGCCAGGGCGGCGACCAACCGGATGCAATGCCAGTCGTAACCGATAGCGCGAATAGCGCTGCCGATTGGGTTAAAGATAAAACTGGCTTTGATCCGAGAAGTGTTGGCCGCTGGTTGCGCGGTGAAAGTAATGGGACGGAACCGGACCAGTATGCACAGTCAGTAAAAAGGCCAACAGCGTCAGCGTCAGGCGCAGCTCTTTTAGGTTGGCTGCAACCCACCCTCACTAAGTTAGAAGCATTAAATAACCTACCAGCGGGTTTATTGCGGAGTGTGGCGATAACGGAGTCTGGCGGTAATCAGTTCGCTATCTCTGGCGCGGGTGCTAAAGGGCTGTTCCAGTTCATGGACCCGACAGCAAAAGATATGGGGCTTAAAGGCAATGATGTTTTCGACCCTGAAAAGTCAGCCGCCGCCGCCGCTAAATATCTGAGCATGCTTCTTAAGATGAATGGAGGGGATTTGGATAAGGCGTTGGCGTCCTATAACTGGGGGATTGGCAATGTTCAGAAACACGGTTTAGACCTGATGCCACCGGAAACCCGCAACTACATTCCCAAAGTGCGTAGCAATATGCCATCTGGTGGATTACAGCAGGAGACGAATATTCATATTCACGGCGTATCCGACCCTCGCGAAGCGGCAAGGCTCACCGTAGAACGTCAGAAAGGTGTGAACTCACAGTTAACCCAACAACTCCCGAGGGTACCAGGATAATGGATATTCTTTCTGCTATTTTCCGGCAGCAGTCTCGACGGATAGGAATTATTATCCCGTCAGTGGTTGTGTCGGAGAAACACTCTGATGCTCTGGAAATTACGGAGCATCCTGTCGAACGTCCAACGACTAATAGCGCGTCTGGTTTTATTGCCGATCATGCGTATAAGCGTCCTAGTGAAGTCACAATGGAACTGGGCTTTGCGGGGGGAGGTTCGTTACTGGATTTCGTGGATACATCAACCATCGGATTGAGCCTGGGTAAAAGCCCGAGAGAGATCTATCAGGACATCCTCGATTTACAGTCTAGCAGGAAGCCATTCGACGTTATTACCGGTAAGCGAAAGTACAGCAACATGCTGATCCGTGGCATTGAGGTTACAACCGAAAAAACCAGTGAAAACGTGTTGATGTGCGTTCTTACCCTGCGTCAAGTCATTATGTCTCAAACCGAATCGGTACAGGTAGCTGATAAATCGGATATGAAAGATGGCGTCAGTACGTCAGGCATCCAGAACTCAGGAACGAAATCCACTACACCGGTCAATGATTCAATCATTAAATCAACCGGTTGGTTTGATGGACTCAAAGGAACGTCACTTGGAAACGCCATAGGTGTCAAATGAACATAACCGAGATCCCACTTACTCCGAATAATCAGCAGTTCCGCATTCAACTGGCAGGAGTGACTTACACCATCAAGATTGTTTGGCGGGATGCCGCTGGCTGGATAATGGACCTGATGGACAGCGGCGGCGAGGTACTCCTGTCCGGGGTACCTCTTGTTCCGGGCGTTGATTTGCTAGGACAATACCCAGATCTAGGTATCAGCGGTGCGATGGTTGTTGGCTGCGACAATGGTTCTCCTGAACACCCCACCAAAACCAATCTTGGCGGACGTAGCCACCTTATTTTCGTACAGGAGTAAACATGTCAACTAACTGGATGCGCCATTTCGAATTGCAGATTTTAGATCTGAATGGAAAGGGTATTTCGCTTTCTGATTTCAAGGTTACATTCCAGATCGAATGGGCAGACACGAAGTGGCCGCGCGTGGCGAATGTGAAGATTTACAATCTATCGACTGACACCACTAATAAAATACTCGGTCAAGAGTTCTCCAAAATACGCATTATCGCTGGTTATGATGGAATCGCGCCAAATGTGGATGCTAGTCAAGTGGGGGTGGTGCGGAATATTCCTGAAGGGCAAGAGGGACAAACTGATGACCAGAACTATGGTCTTATTTTTGACGGTGATATTCGCTTTACAGTGACAGGAAAAGATAACATCACTGATTCATGGGTGCTCATTCAGGCTATTGGCGATCATGAGGCATTCCTTTTTGCGCGTACTAAAACTACCATAGCGGCTGGATACACAGTGGCTGACCTGCATAATGTAACGATGCAGGGTTTCAACGCGTTCGGCGTGACTAAGGGCATTACTGGTAGTATGCCAACAACTGTTTTTCCACGCGGTCGTGTACTTTATAACGCATCGCGTAACGTCATGGATAATATTGCCGCGCAGTGTAACGCAACATGGCAGTTGGTAGACGGGCAGGTGCAGATGGTTCCTGAAGATAAGTATATTCACGAAGCTATCGTATTGAGCGCCGATACCGGACTTGTCGGTATGCCACAGCAAACTATGGGTGCGGGGGTGAATGTGCGTTGCTTGATTAACCCTAATATCCGTATCAATGGACTCATCCAACTGGATCAGGCGTCCGTGTACCGTACTACTATTGGCAACAGCGAGGTTGCTCAGTCACCAGACCGAATTTCGGAGATTGATGAAAACGGCAATCGTGTGTTAGATGGCACGACTTCACAAGCTGCGAGCATTGCGACGGATGGCGTTTATATCGTCAAAGCCATCGCTTATACTGGCGACACAAGAGGGCAGGAGTGGTACATGGATTTGATGTGCTTCGCGCGTGGCCCTCGTGATCTCGTAAGTAACTCAGCACAAAACAGGACTGTATAATGTTGAAGTATCTTGCTACTACATTGGTTTTTATAGTTTCCTTTTCCAGTTTCGCGGATACCCAGTGTGGGCCGTATAAACTTACCCCTGGGCCGAGTGACGGCTGGTTTCGCGTTAATAATGCTAAGCCTGAATCGCAAAAGGTTACATTCCTTAAAGCGAAAGAGGATTATGACAACATCAAAATCGACTGGCGGATGGCTACCGACCAGCCCGGTCGCTGGGTGGGGCTTGAGTATATCAAGCGTAATGGTAAAGCTATACTTAACGCTCAATGGCTTCAGGCGAACATGGACGCACCGCGACAGTATGCAACTTACGATTGTGTGAAAGTAAAATAATCCACCAATACAGAAATGCTTATTTAAACCAGCGAGAATTTTGTATGTTAAGGGCAATATTTCTTTTTCTTTCTATGCTACCAATGGTTTCCCAAGCTTCAGGGTATCCCAAAGTAAATATAAAATGTGGAAGTGATAATTACATCCTTTTTTACGGCAGTACGGATGTAGCCGTTGTGCTCAACAATGAGCTGTTAACTAAAGCAAAATTTGCGAATAAGTCATATGCAAATGAAGCTCATTCAGGGTTAATAACTGCTGAACAATGGTCAAAAGATCAAGGCAATAACTTACTTCCAATTCATTACTTGTTTACGCTGGTGCTTGGTGAAAAAGATACAGCTACTTTAACAAGGCAAACAGTAGACAAAGAGGGAATGCAAAGAGATACGCCCGTTGTTTCGAATTGTTTGTATTCAATTTCAAATGGTTAGCTTGCTATTTAGTGGCGCTGAACTGTAATAGTTTGATACTCTTGATTGTATGAAAGTAACATAAACAGACAGTACCTAAATTTAAAGAATAAACCCGCCGTGTGCGGGTTTTTTTGTGGAGTTTTTATGCCAATTCCTACTCAGTCCCAAATCGGCGGTGAACAGCAAACCGCACAGGCAATTGCTGATTCCATCGCTACCCAGCTAAGAGTTGCTATGCCGGGGATTATTCAATCATTCGATGCCGACACCGTAACCTGCACCGTTTTACCCGCCATCAAAGGTAATGACTCTGGAGTATCTGGAGATAGGGAATCGGCAGACCTGCCGCTTTTGGTAGACGTCCCTGTCATCTTCCCACGCGGCGGTGGGTGTACGCTGACATTCCCTATTAAAGCTGGCGACGAGTGCCTGCTGATATTCTCCGATCGCTGCATAGATTTCTGGTGGCAGAATGGTGGTGTGCAGGAACCAGTAGACTCCCGTCAGCATGATTTATCGGATGCGTTCGCCATTATTGGCCCCCAGTCACAGGCAAAGAAAATTAGTGGCATCAGTACCAGCGCCGCGCAGTTCCGTAGTGACGATGGCTCAACCTACTTTGAAATAAATCCGACGACCAAGAAAATTAAAATCGTGGCACCTGGTGGCCTCGATGTGGTGACACCTAAGGCTGAATTTTCCGCTAAGGTTCTGGTTAATGGTTTGTTCACGTTCCTTGGCGGGCTGGTGGGGAGTGCGGCGGCGGGTGTTTCTGCGAAAATAACTGGCGCTATCGAGTTTGTCGGCACCCTTACCTCTAACGGCAAGACGATTGACGATACTCACACCCACAACGAAGTGCAGCCAGGTACCGGCAACTCAGGCAAGGTAAATTGATATGCGCTATCGCAGAGAGGATGAGAACGGCGATTACACATTCGGTCAGGGTGATAACACATTCCTTATCAACTCACCGGAGGCGGTCGCTCAGGCGGTAAAAACCCGCTTTGAATTATGGCGCGGTCAGTGGTTTTTAGATTTAACTGAGGGTACACCTTATATTCAGTCGGTACTCGGCAAGCAACGGTCTGATGTTTATATCCTGGCTATCCGTGAGCGTATTCTTGATACGCAGGGCGTTAACGCAATTCTGGAATTTGAAGCCAGCTATACCGGCGAAAATCGTCGCGTCACTTTCACCGCAACAATAGACACTATTTACGGCACCACCACCGTTACCAGCGAGGCATAAATGTTAAACCTTGATACGTTAGGGCTGAATGCAATTGTCAGCGCTACGGGGATAACTGCGCCCGATTTTGAGACCATCCGCAGCACCCTGGTCAGTTATTTCCAAGAGATTTACGGCGGTGACAGCTATCTCGATGCGGACAGTAAAGACGGGCAGATGGTCACTCTGTATGCGCTGGGAATTCACGATGCTAACAATAGCGCGATCGCTGTTTATAACTCATTTTCTCCGGCAACCGCAGTCGGCAATGGGCTTTCCAGTAATGTAAAAATTAACGGTATTAAGCGGGACAAGGAGACCAATTCAACTGTTGATGTGCTGATCACCGGTAATGTCGGGTTAGAGATTACCAACGGCGCAGCGCGTGATGCGGATGGTGTTCGGTGGGATTTACCGGCCAGCGTGATTATTGGTCTGGATGGAGCCGCAACAGCTACGGCGATTTGCTCGGTACCGGGCGCGATTGTCGCACTGGCCAATACCGTAAAAGAGATAGCGACACCGACTCGGGGCTGGTTAAGCGTTAATAACCCAACCGGGGCCACACCGGGCAAACCGGTAGAAATGGATGCAGAGTTACGTGCCAGACAAACGGTATCGGTGGCGCTACCGTCGCGCACGGTGCTGGATGGTATCTTAGGGGCTATCGCTGGCATCAGTGGCGTTGAGCGGTATCGCGGCTATGAGAACGATACTAGCATTACCGATGGCAACGGAATACCGAGCCATTCGATCTCTATCGTAGTTGATGGCGGTGATGCGATAGAGATCGCCCAATCCATTGCATTGAAAAAAGGCCCAGGCTCGGGGACATATGGCACCACCACGATCCCGATTACGGATAAGTATGGGATTGTTCACCCGATTAATTTCTTCCGCAAGGGTACCGTACAGATTTATGTCAGATTAGAAATTAAGGCGCTACAGGGCTACACCTCATCAATCGGTACTGCTATTAAAAACTCAATAGCGGAATATATTAATGAAATAGAAATTGGCGAGCCGGTACGTATTAAACGGCTTGATCTACCTGCGCAATTAAATGGCAGCATTGAACGGCTGACTTACGATATTACTTTATTGGAAATCGGCATTTCTCCTGTGGCGCTATCTGAAAACAATATCGAGATAGCATTTAACAACGCAGCAGCTTGTGTTCCGGAGAATATAACCTTAGTGGTGACCTAATGAGTGAGACTAAATATCAACGTCTCATCACGCCATATCATAAAAAGAAGCCTAAGTTTTACGATCATATATCCCTAATCACCGCACCGTTCCTCGGTATCCAGCAGACGACAAATCAACTCACAAACGACTTTGACCTCGATAGCTCAATAGGCAATCAAGAGGATGCTGTCGGGCTATGGGTAGGTATTGGGCGAAACATCAGAACGCCAATCACCGATGTGTATTTCTCACTAGATACCGAGGGGCTGGGGTTTGATCTGGGGAGTTGGAAAGGACCGTATGACTCGTTAACAGGCTTCACTCGATTGGACGATGAGACTTACCGCACGATACTTCGGGCAAAGATACAGGCCAACCACTGGGACGGTACCGTCGAAACACTCAGTGATATCTACCAAGGCATTTTCCCTGACGGGCGCACCAAGATATTCGCCGTCGATAACTTCGACATGACCATGACTATTTACATTGCCGGTGAGCAAATCTCATCAGTGATGCGAGCGGTCATTGCTCAGGGATATTTAGACGTTAAACCGGCTGGTGTTGGCGTCACGAATTACATCATTTCAACTGAGGCCGGTGCGTTATTCGGCTTCGATTTAGATAACGAATATTCCCGAGGGTTCGATCGTGCATCCTGGGGGTCACCATTAAGGGCAACAAATGGCTAATGAAATTCTTCCGTTCGGGTTAGGTGCTGAGTCTAATGTGATGACGCAGGCAGAATATGAGGCGCTAGCCGCACGTTCTGGCGGGTTCTCTTCAGGTGTGGCGAAGTCCGAGCAACTAAATAAAGTGTGGCGTCAATCATCATTCGTGGCATCGGTGTTGGCTGACTTTATCGCCACTCAGTCCGGTAATGATGTGCTTGATAACGGCAATACAGCAACATTATTGGCTAGTCTGGAATTGGCGATTAAGAAATATGCCAATAGCAATCTACCAACAGCATCAACCTTGCAACAAGGGATCACTAAACTTAGCAGCTCAACGAACAGCTCCAGTGAAACACTCGCCGCTACACCCAAGGCTGTTAAAACAGTCAGTGATGAGGGTTTAAAAATTACCGGAAATTTAGCAGAGATAAAAGCTGCTGGGCCCGCGGCGATAGCGGAAGCTCAATCCAATCTTGATTTAGCTGCACTGCTTGGTGATGCATTACAGAAAGCCAACAACCTTTCTGAAATTAAAGATGCTGGCCCGGCAGCTGTTGCGCAGACTCTCTTAAACCTTGGTTTAGGCGACGCTGCTAAGTTGGGGGTCGCAACCGATGCAGAAGTTATTGCGGGATTGGTCGGTAAGGCTATTACCGCTGCAACGTTAAAATCACGTTTTGCCAGCGTGGTTTTGTATCCCTCTGGAACTGAGGCTGTACCTCCAACTCTTACCGCAGGGCAACGCATCGTTATAGATAACCCGTTCCCAGGGCGACCGGTTTCGGCCGAGGTTGAGGTATTTGCAAATGGTATATGGGACTCACCGAATATCATGGTTGCCCCGCAGGGTAACGGTGGCCCATCAGCAGGTGCAAAAGCAAAGTATTTATTTGATTCAGATAAGATTGTCATTCAGACGGCTGGTAACGGGGTTTTATATCTCAGTATATATTCAGGGAGTGCACATAACTTTTTAAGTGGTGGCGATGTATTCAGCGGAACAATTTTCTCAGCAAGACAATATCGACTCAGAGTGAGGACGCTATAATGAAAATCTACGCACAACCCGGAACCATCTATTACACGCTTGATTTGAGTTCTACGCCCACATGCCCTAATGGGTATGTCGAGATGTCAGAAGAAAGGCCGGGGTTAAATTACATTGCTACTGAAGGCAGTGAGTGGATTAAAACCGAGGAATTAGAAGCGACGAATTAACAAATAACCGGGCTTGTCTGGCCCGGCAGATTTTCATTATGGCGCTACAGGCCACTCAATATCCGGGGCAGCACTCACATCAACATCATCAAGCGCAATGCGATATGACTTCCACAACTTCAACTCAGCAGCCTTATCCTGCCCAGCCTCTATCCGGTCTTTCAGTGTTTCTATCTTGTCGCTTGCATCACTCATCAGCTTTGATTTATCAATTTTAGCCTGAGAGATGAATACAGCTTTTTGAGATGGAGATGGGCCAGATAACCACTCTCCCTTCCCGGACGCATAAAAATCTATGCCTGGACGCTCGCCATCTTTCATGAGCACCCATCCGTCAGGTGTCTTTTCTGGTAGATTGATAACTATGCTTTGACTTGAATGACCAATTTCACCCATTACGTTAGACATGATTAAGCCTCTTTATATACTTTAAGCCGGAAAGGTAAAGTTGATTGAGTTGCTGTCGCCGCATGAAGTGAACCGCATAGTGTGGAGGCAGCCAATACGCCAAAGCTACCCGATTGCACAACAATAACGTCTGTAACTATATTTTGTGTTGCTAAAATACCCACAGCATTCGTCACCGTGGAATTGGAGAACCATCCTGTCTGACCCCATACGCCGTTATAATAAACCTCCGCAACAACGATGATATTTTTCCCTGGGAAAGGGTTCGCATATTCTTTTCTAGTATTTGCCGGGTAATTGTAGGGACTCGCCCCGCTACCATCCGGGTATATGATCGTGGTTTCATTAAATCTTACGTCGTTTCCCGCCGCGACAGTTCCAGAAGCCGTACCAACGTTCTTTTTAGCAGCGTCGCCTAAACCAAGGTTTTAGCGAATACTTAACCTTTAGCCACCCGCACAAAAATGACACACTGCATTCATTTTCTTCGGGTAATCAAGCATGTTAATTGGCTATATAAGGGTATCAACAAATGACCAAAATACGGAGTTACAACGTAATGCGCTAGTTAGTGCAAATTGCGAACAGATTTTTGAAGATAAAATCAGCGGAAAATCATCAGATAGGCCAGGTTTAAAGCGAGCAATGCGCTCCATGTCTGAGGGAGATACATTGGTTGTGTGGAAGTTGGATCGCTTGGGTCGTAGTGTTCGCCATTTAATCGCACTGATAGAAGAGTTAAAGAGCCGGGGTGTGCATTTTCGCAGTTTGACCGATAGCATTGATACCGGTACAGCCATGGGGCGTTTTTTCTTTCACGTAATGTCGGCACTAGCTGAAATGGAACGCGAGTTGATAGTCGAGCGCACCAAAGCTGGATTGGTAGCCGCCAAAGCAGAAGGGCGAATAGGGGGGCGTCGCAGGATAATGACAACTGAAGTTGTTGAACGAGCAAGGCGCATGTTTGCAAATGGCGCAAGCATGCATCAAGTGGCTTTGGTGCTCGAGGTATCACCTAAGACGATTTACAAATATATCCCTGCCGAAGAGCACCTTGCCCTGGCATCAGCCTAATCAACCGTGACCGGGCTTAATTGCCCGGCCTATTCGTGTATGTAGTGAGTGATTTCGTGTCAACCGGTTTTATAGTTAGTTGCTGTTCTGTCAACCAACAACAAAACTGACAACAAAGTATTCCTGAAAATATTTCTCAGAAGTCTTAAGGCTGAAACCAATCATCAGCACTTTCCCACGTATCCTGCAAAATCTCTTCGACTGTTTTCTTATCCTCGCTAGCCCCGCCCAGCACGGTTAGCCCATCCGCGCCAGCAAACCTCACTTTTACATCGACCTCGCCAAATTTACGGCTAAGTCGATTCGTCAATTCTTCCGTCAGTGCGTTGGTGTAGCCAACCGGAAAACTCTTCGCGTTCAGCTTATCTATAGTCACTTCGACACGCAGCATAAATCCCCCTCGAGTTAAATATCGATAACCAGCCACTGATCTGCTTCATCAAACATTTCCTCAACCAGCCGATTGAGAATAGCCTTATCACCTTTGCTGGCGTCGGTATTGATACCGTTCGCTTGCATGGGCTTAACCTTGACATCAGCTTTAGGGAAGACACGATGTACACGTTTGGTTAGTTCAGCCAGGATCAGTTCATTGGCACCCGGAATCTCTTTCACGTTTCGCTTATCGTAAACCAGTTCAACTTTCAT